GTATTTACCAAAATCTAAATATAAAGGACCTTTTACTGCCGCTGGAGGAGAAAATTCTCTACTGGTAAAAGAAACATTGAAACCTTTTAGAGGTAAGTATATTATTACATATAAAAACCAATACTTTGAAGGTGAATCACCTGTTGATGCTAAAAGGGAACTCATACTAAAAAAAGATTATGAAAAAAATCTAAATAAAAAGAACGAAACTCCTGCTATCAAAGCATATACAGAAGGTCCTACAGAAAATGATTACAAAAATAAAAAATACAAAAGACACTTTATTAAAGATTTACGAAAAGGTAAAATTAAAGAAGTAGATTTAAAACAATATAAGTTAGCTGTAAAGTATCCATCACATCAAGGAATTATACTTGAATGGAATTTATCTACACCTGCTGATGATACATACTACAATGGATATCTATATATTGGCTCAGCCTCAAGAAATAAACAAACAGTGGATGCCGCTGAAAAAACAATGAAAGGTATAAGTAATTACCTAAATGACCCAAAACAGTTTGTAGTTTAACTTTTTTTACTTATATTAATATAAAGTAAAGGTTTTTTACAAGTGTTTTATATTTTAGAAGAAGAAGATAAGTTACAGAGACTAGAGAAGTTAGCAAGACTTGGTTGTTATGTTGATGTTATTTCATCTAACAATAATTTTCATCCTAAACTTGCATCATTAACTGCTGTCTACATAAGACTGGTAGGTTCGAAAAATGGTTATATAATTCCCATCAATCATAGCGAAGGACTTAATGTAGATAAAGAACGTATCTACACAATTTTATCTAAAGCAAGTAAACTATATACACTTAATAAGAAAGACTTACTCTACTACTTTAATCTACAAGGAGCAACGGATTTATCGTTGTTATATAGCATGGTGGAATTCGATAGATTAGAGTATGTGAGAGAAACAAATAAGATAAATTATTTTTATAACAGACATAGAGACTTTAACAACATAAACCAAATAATTCCTCTTAGTCTTTTATATGATAATTCAGAAAATATTTACAAACAAGTAAGTAAAGTTATCGAATATGACATACCTGAAGGGTTTGAGTTTTATAATACAGTTGCAACTAATGTTTTTTATTTATTAGAACAGCATGGGCTAGGAATATACTACGATGCTTTCAATACATTATTTACTCCAAAGAATCCTTTATATAATATTGAAGATAATATAACTTACACCTCATATAATTTATACAATGCTACATCTCGCCCTACTAACGCTTTCAATTCTGTTAACTTTGCAGCTATTCCAAAGAGCCCAGAACACAGAAAATGCTTTAAGCCACAAGGAGATTATTTTGTTGAGTTTGATTTTGATGGCTATCATCTTAGGCTCTTATCTGAACAGATAGACTATGAATTAACTGAAGAATCTGCTCATAAACAGTTAGCAAAGCAATATTTCAATAAAGAAGAAATCACAGATGAAGAATACAACGAAGCAAAACAGATTAACTTTCACGCAATTTACGGAAAGATACCAGAGAAATACGCTTTTCTCAGCGTGTTTGAAAAAATCGATGGATTTATCAAAAGTCTTTGGACCGAATACGAAACTAACGGAAGAATCTTGGCGCCAATTAGTAATAAACCGTTCACTAAGGCGTTAAAAGGTATGAATCCTCAGAAACTGATGAATTACGTTATGCAGTCCCTTGAAACTTCTCGTAATATATTAATATTAAAAGATGTTTTGAGATATTTGAAAAATAAAAAAACCAATGTCGTTTTATATACGTATGATGCACTCTTATTTGATTTTTATAAAGAAGATGGCAAAGAAACATTGAATGACATACAGAGAATACTGAGTGAGACAGGAAAATACCCAGTTAAATTTAAGTACTCACAAAATTTAGTTTTATAATTTAAAAACATATTTATAAATGATACAACAAACAGTTATACAAGAAAACCGATTCGATTACGATTTCGGTATAACAAGTTTAAACGATGATATGAGCAACAAACTATTCTGTACCTTCTCTACAACAAATGAGTTAGAGAATACCTTACAGGAGATACAGGAAAGATATAGAATTATTTACAATAAAATTTTCGTACTATATTCCAAAAGTCAAGATGAATATATTTGTACGTATAATGTTGATTATGTAAATGTTTCTAATTTTTTAGAGAATACAATTTTAGTGCATAGGAAAAAGGAATCCAACACCCTATATACTATCAATGCACTAAATACTTTAGTCAAAGAACTCAATGATGGTAAGCTCGATAAAGAGTTTAAGATCAATTGGAATGATTATAGAAATTGTATATTGCTCACCAAAGGTCCTGAATTAAAAAGGATCAATACGAAACTTTTTCGTATAATAGAGTTGGAATCGTAAAAAAAAGTTCTTATATTATAGAATATAATAACGTTATAAATTAAAAATAGTTATATGAATTTAGATGCAATCCGCGCAAAACTTGATGCGTTAAACAACAATGGTCAGGAAAGAGAAAAAACTGACTATTCCACAATTTTTTGGAAACCTGAATTAGGGAAGCAAACAGTAAGAATTGTACCGTCTGCTTTCGATCCTACATTTCCGTTTAAGGAATTAAAATTCCACTACGGTATAGGAAAGTACCCGATGGTCGCTTTATCAAATTTTGGTAAGCAAGACCCTATCGAAGAGTTCGTAAAAGAACTTAGAAAAACTAACGATAAAGACAACTGGTCTCTATCTGGTAAAATCAGCCCTAAAACTAGAATTTTTGCTCCTGTAATTGTTAGAGGAGAAGAAGATAAAGGTGTTAGATTATGGGGATTTGGTATTACCATCTACAAAGCTTTACTAGCATTAGCTGAAGACGAAGATGTAGGTGATTACACAGATGTTATTAACGGTTGGGATCTTGTAGTTGAAATGACTCAAGGTAATCCTTATCCTACTACTACTGTTAGAATCAAACCTAAGCAAACTGCTCTTTCAGATAATAACGATTTAGTTGATAAGTGGTTAAAGGAACAACCTAACCCTGTAGAGTCTTTCACTCAGTATGATTATGACTTTGTTAAGAAGCAACTTCAGAATTACTTATCTCCAGGCTCAGAAGAAAATGATGCACCTGCTGCATTACCTGGCGGTAAGGATACTTCATGTGCTTCAACAACTTCTAATTTTACTTTAGAAGGAGCAACAGAAGGTAAAAAAGATAAAGTTTCACAATTTGACGACTTATTTAACGAATAATGGCTAAGAAAAAAGAAGTACAAGAAAAAGCAACAGCTGCTGTACAGAAGTCTTTTAACCTTAGCAACTTTAAAAAGAAGAAAGGTTACTCGAATGCTTATGTTAAATTTAAGGAGCAAGGTTGGATTCCACTATCCAAAGCCTTTCAAGATATCACATCCTTACCCGGTATTCCTACCGGACATATCACTTTATTGCGTGGACATAGTGATACGGGCAAAACAACTGCCCTTTTAGAAGCTGCGGTGAATGCTCAAAAACTGGGCATTCTCCCGGTCTTCATTATTACTGAGATGAAATGGTCTTGGGAACATGCAAGAGAGATGGGATTAAAATTTGATGAAGTTAAAGATGCTGAAGGTAACGTATTAGACTACGAAGGTCATTTTTTATATGCAGATAGAGGTACGTTAAATACTATTGAAGATGTAGCAGTTTATATTGCTGATCTTATGGATGAACAAGCTAAAGGTAATTTACCTTATGATATGTGTTTCTTCTGGGATAGTATTGGATCAGTACCTTGTGATCTTTCGGTTAGATCAAACAAAAATAATAACGAGTGGAATGCTGGTGCAATGTCTACTCAGTTTGGTAACAACCTAAATCAAAAAATTCTATTATCTAGAAAAGAGAACTCTCCTTATACTAATACTTTAGTAGCTATCAATAAGGTCTGGACTATGAAACCAGAAAGTCCTCTGGGACAGCCAAAGCTACAGAATAAAGGAGGTATGTCAATGTGGTATGATGCTACTTTAGTAGTTACTTTCGGGAATATTACAAACCCAGGTACATCTAAGATTAAAGCTATCAAGAATGGTATGCAGGTAGAATTTGCTAAGCGTACTAATATTCAGATAGAAAAGAATCACATCGGTGGAGTTCAATCGAGAGGTAGAGTTGTTATGACAGCCCATGGATTTATTCCGGATGATAAACGTGCAATCGATAAATATAAAGATGAGCATAAAGATAACTGGTTGAAACTTGTCGGTAGTCTAGACTTTGACCTAATCGAAGAAGGAGACTTAGAAGAAACACCAATATCTCCTAA